AAATAAACGCCTCCAAGCAGGTATGTATTCAGCATTTAAAACATCGGTAAGGTTAAGAACCTGATTAGTCAAAGATTGAAAAAATCCGGCAGAATTTTGCGCTAAAAGTTTACCGAAAACCTCAGATAAATCACCGGTTGCCCCTGCTAATTGGGTCATTGCGCCAGTTCCTACCGCTGCGGCTGCGGCTGCCTGCCCTCCGTATGCTTCCGATAATTGCCTTTGCACAGATGCCGCTTTCTCCGCCATTGAAGCGGATGTATCTAACTCTATTTTATAGCGATTAAGCGCATTTGTACTACTTCCTATTGACTTACCTACAAGCGATGCCGCCTGCGCTAAATCCATTTTCCATACAGTTGCAAAGTCTTGAATTACCGGCATTAATTCTCGCACCTGCTTGCTTGTTAACCCCATAACGGATAACATTGCCTGCGCTTCTACTGTCGCCTCGTCTCCAAACAATGTAGTTCTTTGTAATTCAGATGCCTGTTCTAATAATTTCTGCTGAACCGAAACACGACCTTTGACAGCAACTAATAGACTGGCTTCGGCTTTCGCTTGTTGGTCGTATGCTTGCATTGCGGCTTTACCAAAAGCGACAACAGCAACACCTGCAACGGCCATTGCAGCCCCAATAACTGCACCCATTGTGTTAAAGGACTTGTTAAACTCTTCGCCTTTCTTTTGGGCTTCCGCCATTCCTTTGTCAAATTTCTCCTTTCGGAGTCCCATTTCTACAAAGAAACTTGCTAATTTATTGCTCATGTCATTTTTAGTTTATGCCTGTCCGATTTTCCAAGCTGTTTTCATCATTTGCCATTCTTCCGGTGTAAGCGGGTCAATCTCTATGATTTGATCGAATATGCAGGGTATTAACTCTGACGGTCTTATTCGTTTCGTACTCATCGCCCCTAAACTTGCAGCCATGATGTGCCTTGTGTAATCCCATCCCCTGTCTAATCTAATCCGGTAACCCAAAGAAGCCCGCTGGTAGTCAGACCATGTCATGTCGTAAAACTCAGCGGGCTTTAACCCCAATTCACCCAAAGCAAAGTCCTTTATTTCTTCAAAGGTTTCTTTTTTTTTAAGGTAGAATCTTCTGTATTGATTTGATGTTTAGCCATGTATTCACGCATGGTTTCACCTATCATTTTTGAGTCTCCGAATGCTTTTCCGATTTGCTTATACGTTTCAACATCACAATCTCCAAGCCAGTCGAATACAACGATTATATCCTTTGGTGGCTCAACTTTTGTATATTCACACACATAAGCACATCGTAAGGCAGCCCACGTAGTCAACGCAATAAAGTCCATATATCCAAGTCCGGTAAAAAGTTCCTCTATTGGTTTTCCACGTTCTTGAGATATAATCTGCCACGCTCCCATGCCGAATTTGAGCGGGCGGAGTTCACCGCCCAACTCAACCTCTATATATCCGCTCAGTTTGTCCATAGTTAGGAAGCTGCTACGGTTTCAACATCAACTTCACCGGTATTTTGCAACTCAATTGTATACGATGCAACGGTGTTTTTATCTCCCTGAATTGAAACACTTGAAATCAAAGCGTTACCGGTGTAGTAAGTTCCACCTGCTGTAATTTGTCCGTAATACCATACGACGGCAGTACCGGCAATCAGATAACCGATTGCATCATCTGCACCCTCTGCGGCTTCGGGATCGTACAATCCACCGACTGATAAAGTAGCGTTTTTTTCACCGCTTAAAAATTCTTTGAAGTTTACTGAATCTGCGGTTGTTGCATCCAACATGTCCGCTGAAAAGTTGATACTTCCGGTTGTTCTGCCAACCAATACGACTGCACCGATTTTCAGTACAATGTCTTTTCCATCAAGTTTTGCCATTTTGTTGTTGTTTTATTAGGGTTAAATTGTTTCTTCAACTGTTATTGATATTCGCACTAATTTTCTGATAATGAATAAAGGAGGCACTACCTCATCAATGTAGTTTGTCCCGATTAGTTCAGCCGAAACGATTAAGAAATCGCCTAAATCAATCGGTCTTGTATCTAAAAACGCTGTTAAAAGTTCTGCGCTTATTGTGTCTGATTGTTTCCGCCCTCCTTGCTTCCCATCATTTGCGGTTGCCACGTCTAATAGTACCTCGCAATCCCAAATATTCTGATCCGATGTTGTAAAGTCGGTAACGGTTATATCCTGAATGTGAACAAACGGGTAAGCCTGCTTTTCGTCGACTCGATCCAAAACCGGTGCGCCAACCGTTAGAGTTTGTAGATATTTCCTTATTTCGCTGTCCGGTGTTTTCATGATTCTTTTTGGTTCATTATTGTTTTAATCGCTGCGATGAATTTCGGTCTTTCTGCAACTAAAGCAGGGTAAAGATACGGGCGTGCTTTCATGCCTCCTTTTTTTCTGATTCCTTTACCTTTAAACTGCATTGCGTATTCTGTCAATTCGTTTGGTACTTCGACCATTTCAATAGTGCCAAATTCGACATAAGGTGCATATTCGACGTTAGTAACCGCCCGACCTGAAAGTTTGTTAACCGACATTACAGGGTGTAAACTTGACCGAAGTCTGCCATGTTTAACAGGTACTTTTCTTTGAGCCGATGCAACCATATTGCGTGTTGCCAACTCAACCGCCCGTTTCAGCTTTGCCGCTTTCTTGTCCGTGAACTTTTGCATTTCACGTTCAAACTTCTTTAACTCTGCCGGTGATATGCCAAACTCTTTCATGCGATTGATGCCGCTGTGATTACAAAGCTAAACGTGTCTTCAACAACTGAGTTAATGTTCATTCGTTTGCCTGAGTGCCTAATCTGCAAAGTCCTATCAAGTGTTTCGTTATACCCACGCCTCAAAGTAATCTGATAAATATTATCGGCTGCAACTAATCCGGATCGTAAAGCCTCTGACTGTGATATTTGTCTGACATCTGCATAACGTGTCGCAAATAAAGCATAGGTAGCTGTTGACCCGCCTTCGCCATCCGGCACGCTTGTAACTGTCCACAATTCTATCCGATCCCTGAGTTTTCCTGTTTTCATCAGATTGGTAGATTACGGGTGTACATTTGAATTATGTTTTTAACATTTGGCGAAAGTCCTGAAATGCCGTAATTCTTCGGCTCATCTCCCCTGTTTTCGTACATCCATGATACCTGATTCAATACTGCCATAATCAAGTCAGGCGGGCAAGTAGTATATCCGGCTGTGTATTCGATTGTAATCGCTTCACCGGCTGTCATCTCTGCAACGTCATTGTTAACGGTTATGCCTGTTGTGGGTAAACTTACCGCAGTAACGGGCGCAAACGGTAATGATAACCAACCGATATTTGATTCAGAAGATACAACAACCTGAATTTCAGTGTCCTCTGACAATGCCCGCCCTGTTGCGTTTTCAATCATTGATTGTGCTGCCGGAATAATAATATCCTCCAACAAATCGTCATCTGTTGAATGATCTACCCGAAGCCAAGACTTTGCGTTTGCAAGGCTTACAACTGATGCGGGTCTGTCTATTATGGTTGTGGTTATCATTTTCTTTTCGGTTTGCTAACTTTTGACACTTTAAACTCTTTTGTTTCTGCTTCGATTGGTTCGGATTCGATTTTGGTTACAGGTGTCCCAGGTGCGATGCTGACACGTTCAGCGCAACGTTTTGCGATTAATAAAGCGGCATCCTGAGGGGGTGCTAAAAATAGCTGTCCGGTGCTGTAATTTTTGCCGTTATAAATAAACGGTCTGATCGCTCTTAGTTCTTCCATGTTACAAATTCGTTTAAGGTTTGTAAATCAGTTTTTGATTGTTCGACTAATTCGGCTGTTCGTTTAGATAGTTTCTTTTGCTGCTTTTCAATGTCAATCTTTTCGATAGCTTTTTTATAAGCTGCTGCGGTTCGATCAACAAATATTCCGGCATAATCTAAAGCCTCTCGAAGTCCGGGCGTGTCGGTGCAAACAACAGGGATTCCTTGCGACATCGCCTCACACGCTGCCTTTCCGTAACTTTCGTACTTTGATGGTTGAATAAGTATGCCAGTCCTTGCGTAAACGTCTGCCATGTTCGGGCTGTTTTCGATGTATTCAAGGTTTGGCGCAAAGCCCCTGACTTGTTCACCGTAGCCCCCAATAACGCCTATAAACTTACGATCCGGCATTAAACGGGCAAGTTCGAGTAAAACATGACCGCCTTTATCTGGCCAGCAATTAACCAAAGTAATAGCGTTTTCTCCGGTCTTTTCTTTTGCATATCGTTCCGGCACTATTGGAGGTCTGCAAATTGTTGATACTTGCGGGTAATTTAATCCTGCTGTATAATTTGAGTTGTAAATCAAACGAAATTGATTAGGTCTGCGCCTCATTAGAGCGTTTTCCCATGTATTGTGTACAAAAGTATAAAGGCTGTGTTTACCCAGCACCCTCATTATATTGTGAGCCTTGCCGGTGAAATCTAAATGAGTAAATACGGCATCAGCATCTTTGAAGTCTTTTTTAAGCGTAACAACGTCAATGTTTTTGACAGTAACGCCCTTTTGAAATCCGTTTATTGCGTTTCTTGTCAATACAGTTATATCATGAAACTGCTTTAAGTATTCGATCACATCGTATGCCATCCATTCAGCACCTGCGTTATGCGATGGCGGATAACCGTGTATGTAGAAAAGTAGTTTCATAAAAGATATTTTTCGGTTTGTTTCAATTCGTACTGAGTTTCTTGCTGCCAAATGTCGCTGAATCCGTCTGCCTGAACTGCTAACATAGGTGAAACGATAAAGCATTTTAATTGCTTTTGTGCAACGGTTCTAAGCCATTCGTCATAAATCACACCGGCAAACGGATCAAAGTTTTTAGCGCAATAGTCAGCGCCTTTGTTAGAGTAAAGAATAGCGTGCGAAGTCCATCCGTTTTGCAGTCGGTAAATACCATCGCAATATTTAATTTGAGGCTCTAACACATTCGCACCCAAATAAAGCAAATCCCAGTCATCTGGTAGTTTTGCCTTTGCCTCAATCAAATCCTGTAAAGTGCCGGTAAATTGGCAGTCATCTTCAAGTAATAATAATTCTTTTTCATCTTGTAGTGCCTCGTGCATTGACCGATTAAAGCCGATTACACCACCGCTATACGCTGAAAAACGACTGTATTCACTTATCCCAAACCGTTCAACTTCGGTTGTGACCGTTGCCCATCTATCAGGTCGTGAATTAAGGTTTATAATCAGCGTTTTCATTTATTCAAAACAATTAATGTTATTAAAAAAGGGGCAGGACAACCCCGCCCCTTTTAAGCTAATTTAAGCCGGTTTTATACTATGCTGAACCCTCAGCAAGTGCCGAAGCAAAATCACCGTAAACAAAGGCGTTCGGGCGATAAATAGCAAGAGCCAAACGCTCTTCAATTACAACGGTAATAAGGTTCTTTTGAGCGTTGTCCTCGTCTTGATCGTAAAAGTTGATAGATGCTGTTTTACGGTCAAACAACTGAGCACCACGTTGGAAGTCTCCGACCAAGAACTCACCTGCACCAATGGCAGTTGTCTCGATTATCTGAACCCCATCAACAAACATCGGCAAACGATCCCAAGGGCTGCGACCTATGTAATGTTTATCTGATCCCTTTGCTGTTTTCAGTTCGAGCACGTCGGTTGGGTGCATCATTACTGCGGTTGCCCTGTATTCATCAACCCTAATTTGAGTGATTGCGTTCATCAGCACATCCCACTTATTTACAGCGGCATCGGCAAGACTGTCATCATATGCCTGTGCAGCAACGGTAAGACCGTCAAATGCAGTACTTGAAGCGGTTGAGTAAAGAAGTACATTATCCTCTTTGACTTTTAGTTTAGCGCCCCAACGGTTAACGATGTAGGTAACAAGCCCAGGTACGTCATCTAACATCTCCTCTGATATTTTCAGAATAGCTGCGATCTTCATCACAGGAAACGCCTTGTTATCAAGTGTGAATTGTGATACACCCTTTTGGGTTGCCTCGGCTGTAACGGCTGTGCCATCTGTAATTGTCAACTCAACAGGTACTACAACCGTGTTTGCAGTGGTTGTTCCCGATGGGATAAAATTACGTACAAAAGTGTCACGCGATGGGTCGTAAATTATACCGGTGTTCAGGTAATCAGGTGCGGAAGTGTCGGCAGTAGCGGTTGATGGTGTAACGGTTGCCTTGCGGGCTTCTACGTTTTCCATCGAAATGCTATGTTTCGCACGCTTGTCTCCGCCTTTCTTTGCGGTCAGGTAGGATTTAAACGCCTCGCTATTCAACTGCTCAGTTAAGGCAGTGCGGAGGTCTTTCAGTTGAGCGCCTTTTAAACGCTGTTCTTCAATCGAGAGTTTGTCAACTGATTTCTGAACGGTTTGCAGGTCTTCATTGAGTTTAGCAGACAGATCATTGTACTGCTTTGTAAGTGCCTGAAATTCGCCCTTAAGCGTTTTCAGTTCTTCCTTGTTTTCGGTGTCCATTTTCTGGACAGTGGCATCGATTTTATTGGCTATCGAGTCCAGTTCTTTTTTGAGATTCTCTTCCATTTTGGTTTAGGATTTTTAGATTGTTAAATCTGTTAATCGCTTCCAAAGTGGTTGAGTTAGTATCTTCCGGCTTTTGAATCGTTTGAGGCGGCTCTGTCAGGAGTGCCAATTTTGTTTTTATATCTGTGAGGTCAGTTTCCAACCTCTTAAACATCTCATCAGTTAGCGTGCCATTTCTTAACAGGGCATCGCCATTCTCAATTCTGCGGTTAAGTTCAGCAAGTGATTTAATGCCGATAGTTTGAGCGGCTTCATTTGCCCCCCAAAGAACTGAACTAACCTCCATTAACTTAACCTCCTGAATAAGCCGTATTTCTCTGCCCTCTGCGGTCTGATTTACGGCTTTAATAATCTGAATCCATACCGAATGCTCAGTTAAATAACCGGCTTCGTATAGCTTCATAATGTCATTTGCCTTGTCGGTGTCCGGCATCGTGGTTTCACAATACAATCCTACCAAATCCTCTTTCAATAGTTTCGGTTTTGATAGAGGCCAGTCTAACCAGTGGTTGAACAAATGCCAAACACGGTTCTTTGCAGCTGGCCCGTTTTCCTGTATCGTTTTCAGATATGCCCCTGGCTGAATTATGTCGGCATCAGAGTCAATGTTTCCGAAAACAGAAGCATGGAAAAGCACGGTCCTGTTCTTCATGTCAACATCTTTGACCGTGTTAGAAACTGATTTATAGGTTTGATTTTCCATGTCTGCAAATATATGTTATTATTGTTCGCTTGTCAAATTTATTTTAGGCTCGAGTAATTCGATTTCTTCAAGTGTCGCATCTGCCCAAATTGAGTCGATCTCGTTTGGTTCGCAACCGATTTCATCAAGTAACATCAGGCAGTCAATTTCTACGCTGTACATGACAAAACCGGTTTAATCGTTTCGGTGTAAAACTTCCTGTTAATCTGCCAGTACTTAGGTTGCTTTGCCTGAATTGCATCACAAACGGCATTGAACTTGTTATGATAGTGAATGTAAAACAATTCGCTTTCGGTCTCAGTTTCGGCATCGTTAACGAGTTCGATAGCTTGTTCAATCACATCTCCCGCAATTTTGAGCAACGGTTCAAAACGTTTCCGGTCTTGCATCATTGCCCGCAGTTCACGCCTGTTTGTTGGTCGTGCCTTTGTCGTGAATAGGTAGTTGTTAAATTCTGTCATGGTTCGTTTTCGTTTCTACAAATATACACAATTTTTTAAGTTTGTCAAGAGTTAATTATATCATCATATGACGTGTCAGGTACAATCACCAAAGCACATCGGCAGTTAATGACGTGTTCAGCACCGCCCGCCTCGTCTCCTGGGGCACTCATTCCACCCCCCACGGGGAAAAGTTCATCAATCGGGATAGGCGGCTGACCTGCCATATCTGCATGATCCGGTCTGCTTGCATCGTCAACAATAGGCAGCCATTCTTTCTTAACAGGTATTCCGGCATTGTGACCACCCGCCAAAGTTCCGGCATTACTTGCGCTGACTATCTCAGTTCGCGCGATACGTTCTGCCCTGTATTGGTTTTGATAGCCAATTTCCTTTTGAATCCGTTTAGCTGTGTTGTAAACGCTTAACCCCTCTGATCCGGCTTCTGCAATTATTCGTGCAACTGTTTCCTTATATAGTTTCTCGGTTGTGTTCGTAATCCATGTAATTTTCTGAGCGGCTTTGACTTTGCTATATTGCGTGAAATAGTCTTGCCAAAAATCAATCTCAATCGGATCTGGCATTGATTTCTTACTTTGCTGTTTCAGGTCTTTGATAGTCAGTTTAGCAAAGTCAGCACCTACCCGTCTGTAAATTCTCGATATAGCCTCTGCCATCAGCTTCTGATCTATCGGCTTTTCTGCTGCTGTAATCAAATCGCCAAAGGTAGCAGCGGTTTGAACGTCTTGCATAAAGCTGATTAAGGTAGCGTTCAAAGCCTTTTTAATTGCTTCACGCCCCTGCCTTATGTATGTGGCTCGCTTGCGGGTTATTAGTTTGGGGTCTTTCATACTTACAAATCTAAATCACCAACCCCAATCGGCATTCCAAGTTCACCGCCCGGGATTAAGCCTTGCGGGTAAAGTATCGTGTCCATCATCGGGTCGGTTGAAGCATCCATGTTCATCAACTGCCGCCTTTCGTTACCTGTCAACCACCATGCCGGAGTTAAAGCGGTGGTCATTGCTTGTAAATCAATATTGAGTTCAGTTATGACCGACGTATCAAAAGACAGCCTACCACCAACGCCATAAAGCGGAGTTATTTGCTGATTAACTTTACTGATAAACCTGTCAAACAACGGAATAACAGCATCGGTGTAAATCGCTTTTCGTGACTCTTTGTAATTGTCGAGTGTTGCCGCTTCTGCTGAAAACAGGTGAATAGGTACGTGATAAATGTTGCAGATGTCATTTAGGCTGTATTTCATCAACTCAATGATGTTCATGTCAACAACCGAATAGCCCATTTTGATCCATTGCATGGGGCTTCGTGCAAATATTATCTTATTGTAATTCTCAACCCCTCCGTATTTGCGCTTATAAAGTTCGTTTATCTTTTCTATTTGGTCGGGGCCGTAATCCAATTCTGCATTTTCAGTTCCAGTCAATATCCCCGCTGGCGTTCCATGCTGATATGCCCTCGATAATGCCTTATAACCATCATTACCCGCCTGAATCGAAAGTAAAGGGGCTTGCAGCGGTGATTGTCCGTATAATTGCCCCCCGTTCGTGTCTGCCCCCGGATTGAAGTATTTATAATGAATTACTTTGTTTGCCGGTATTTCAGTAGCGTATCCATGCCCTAAGTTAACCCGATAGCCTTTTACCGGTTCTGTGTAACCGCCTCCTATTATCTCGGTAAATTGCGCGGGCAGCCAGTACATTTCAACCGGTTTGCCTTTGTTTAATCCCTCGTCAGGTGACATTATGTAAAGATAAGCGTTACCGGTTAACAGCATCCAACCGGCATATGCCTCCATAAATTCATCACGGCTTTGCGATGGGTTCGGATTGTCAAGTAACGCCAACAAATCGGAACTTTCTTGCATGTTGTTGTTTATGTAGTACTGAAACGGTATGCCGCTCATCCTTTGCAGAATAGCAGATACAACGCTGTAAACATGAACATTGCTTTTATAACCCTCGTTTACATAGTTTTCTATGTTCGGGTCTAACAAGTATGATAACTGCCCTGTGAATTGATACAGGATTTTGTTGAGTAGATTTTCAACTGACTGCTTGGTGTTGCTGAATAACCTTTTTAATATGTTCATGTGTTCGATATTTAAACGACAAAATTAACAATTTTTTTCTTTCCAAATTCAGTCTCGATTATGCCCGTCAAAGTGTCTGCGGCATCATCGTATTTATTTGCCCGAAATATACGCTTATAATTTGATATTTGTTGCGCAAATATGGGCCATCTTTGTTTCCAATCAATCGGCATTCTGATTTTCTCAACAACCTGCGACGCTGTGGTAAGTATTCGAGATTCTTTATTCGACCCCTGATGAAACCATGTGACAGTTGTATTATTCGCTTTATCCTTTACCACACGGGCAAACCCACGCCCCCCGTTATTAGATTCGACCTTTGCATCTTTCGTGCCGTTGCGTTCTAACATCATCGGCACTAAGATTTCCGTTTTCTCCATTGATTCTTGCGTGTGCAATACATCGGTAACGTAAATAAGCCCGTCTAAGCCCACATCGTAACAGATTGAACACAAGAAGTCATCGCCCTCGTCTGCGGTGTCTGTATAGTTCCCTTTCTTGCGTGCGGGCGGTATTTCAGTGTATGTTTGGAATTGTCCGTATAAAAGTCCCTCTTTCGGCTGCGGATCACCCTGAAACATGCAACCGAATACAACGGGATCATTTTTCTGCTTCGATAATAACCTTTGCAGGCTGTGACGTTCAGGGAAAAGCGGTTCACCTATTTGGCGGGGATCGATCTCAGTTGGTTCTGTTTCCTTTATTGCCTCGAAATTGATTTTTAGCCACGTGTCATTCCAATCTTCAATCTTAAACACGTCTTCAAGTGATGTAATGTTAATTACGTTATAATGTTTCTCAAACCACCCGATTAAATCATCTTGATGCCATCTGGTAAACACGCAAATCTCTTGCGATTCGTTGTGTAAACGTGTTTCTGCAACAGTCTTATACATCTCGATTACATTGTCACGTATAATCGGGCTATTCCCCTCCATTGCATCTTTGTAAAGGTCGTCAAAGATCATCACATCAACAGGGTTTCCGGTTAATGCACCCTCCCTGCCGATGGTCTTAAACGATCCGGTTGAGTCTATAATCTCAAATTCATCTGCATTGCGTAAAAACCCCCTGCTGATTGTTATAACGTTGCTGCTGTTTAGCGTTGTTCTTGGGAAAACGCCACGATATTGGTCGGTGTCAATAGTGCGCTGCAAATGCCTGTTAAACTTGCGGGCATAGGTAGTTGAGTATGACATCAGCGCAATGTTCAGATTAGGGTTAATGCCAAACATATAAGCCGGTAGAAACTTACTTGAACCTTGCGATTTGCCGTGCTGCGGTGGAATTGTTACGATTAAACGCTTAATCTGACCGATTGCAAACAGGTGTAAAATAGTGTAATATGCGACGTGAAAAGGTGTTGCTTTGAATTGAGGCCAAAGCAGTTTGGTGAAGTCTAACAGGCTTCTGCGGGCTGCCTCATTCTTCAGTTCCAGCAGGTCGAGCCGCTGCAATAAGGTCTTTAAGTGTGGCATCGCTTAGTTTTGAATAATCGAACCCTGTTATTGATTGGCCTTTGGTTGTGTGGTCAAGTTCTTGTTTATCAGTCCAACCGAAATTCTTTAGGGCAAAGATAGCCCCGACTGTATTACCAACTTGTAACTGTTTTTCGTAATCGTTTTCGATAAAAAGTCTTGCACGTTTTATTGTGTAAGAAAATTCTTTGTTTTGTTCGTAATCATAAAATGATTGTCGGCTTTCAAACCCTAATTCGTAAGCCAATCCGCTTATAGTCAAAACAGGCAATTCTACTTCATGCGCATTCTCGCCTTTGCCTACAATTACGGTCTTTGTTGGTGGGTTATCAAAATAATGTTGAATTGCTTGTTGCAACTCATCAGCACTTTCATATTTCGGTGGTCTGCCTACTTTCATAATCTGCAAATATACATTGTTAAATTGCGTTTGTCAAATTTATTTTTTCAAGGCTGTTTCGCACCGCAAACATTGCAATACCCGTCTGTGATTAACTCTGAACATTTGCAGTTAGTGCAACATTCGGTTACTTGTATCTCCCCTCGATTATCAGATTCGATCAAAGCAAGCAATCGACCAGGATTATTGGTAATTGCACAGGCTTTCATAATCTCGTAAACATATGCAGTCCGGTCATTGTAATCCTCTTTCCTGACATCGGGTATCAGGTTTTCGACTTCCTTAGTAAACATTCGGGCAAAGTTAAAATACATCGTTAATCGCTCTTTGCCTTTCTGCTTAATTAGTTTGCTGTCCTTGATCGTAGCTAATTGCATCGAAGTAGCATCGATCATGTGTAGTAACAGGCTTAAATTTTGTTTGTCTGTCATAACTTGCGGGTATTTATTTCGGTTGTTTCGGTTTGTGTTTTGCTTGATTGGTGCGGGTTTGAGCTTATTGCGTATATCCACACGTTAGTGGCAATTTAAGAAATGAACCATATCTTAGCCTTGCCACTTAAATATTTTTCATTACAGAACTTTGCAGCTTTGACAGCATCCTTTCGAGTTAAGAAAACTAAATCATCATTTGGGTGTGTTTCTACATCGTGCCTGAAGTGAAAGCCCAAATCTTCAAAGTTTATATCATCATACTTTGCGGGTTTATAGTTTTCGTAATTGTCAGCAATTTCAGCCCTCCAACCTTTCGCACCGTCATTCCATTTCATTATGACAATTGGAATTTTACGATATTTAGGAATAGAAAAACTGCCACTAACAATATGTTTATGCAATTGGGGTTTAAGTGGTGTATTCATCATCGTATCAATTTATTAAGTTAGTACTATTTTGACAGTGCAGTGGTTTCTAATCCCCAACTGCACAAACATTCAACGTTATCGCCTATTGTAAATATCGTGCATACCAAAGGTAACATCTCTATATTTGACGTAATACTCATTGCAAACATCGTTGTAATGCAAACTGCAATTCCTCAATCTTACATCATAGGCTACGAACATTCCGCCATTACGGTATAAATCAACTATTGCTGTGTCCCAGTTTGCTAACAACTCGGAAGAAACAACAGGCGATAACACACGTTTGCCGCAAGTGGGCGTTTCGTGCTTAATTTCGGGTGAACCAATATCTACTTTCATTTGTGCTTTATTTAAAGTTTGTACTATTTAATGCCCACCTGACGGCAAGCGTTGGAACGTTATAGGTAAGGCTAAAGAACGACACCACCCAAAGTTACTGCATTGAAAAAATCTCGGATATGTTCAAAAGTTGTAAATCCTGTTTGATTAACTTTTATGTCAGTTCCGATTTTGTTTATCAATACCCACCATTTACCACCATCCATAAACACATAGTAAGTTCTGCCTTGAAAGTTAATAAACCATCTATCAAGTCCATCAACTTTTGTAAATCCGCTTTTTTCTAATAATTCTTTCATCTTATCAAGTTTTGTGAGAAGCCCTACCTATAACAGCACATAGGCAATATGGCGGGTTTCTCGGTTAATTTAAAGTTTTCGTTTTCAAATCAAGTTTAGTGCTTACAGATAGTTTTGTGTTTCAAAATCCGCCACATCGCCTATCTGCAAAACGTTATATACAACCCTAAAAGAGCCGCAACTGTGAAACAAATTCTTTGAACCTTTTTTCCTGTGCATCAAAATAGTCTTTATCAATTTCGCACCCGACAAATGACAACCCCGCCTTATGTGCTGCAATTCGACTTGACCCGCTCCCCAAGTGAGTATCTAAAATCAAATTACCCTCGCTTGCAAATTTTGAGAATATCCAGTCATATAGTTTTACTGGCTTTTGCGTTGGGTGCATTTTATCCTCTTGATTAGCTACTGCCCTATGTAGTGTATGTATTCTCATAGCTTTATCAAATGAAGTCCAAGCCATCTCGCCATCTGCAAGGCTAAAATCCCTTTGTCCTTTGTCCCAAATTAACCAACATTCTGAATTTGGAAGCATATTTGCAAAGTAATTTCCACCCCACACAATTTGATTTTTAGATACTCGCTGAAGTTCTGCAAAGTATTCAGGTGTTGGTATTGCTAAATTCCATCCCTTATTACATTTATCCCAATCAATTTTATTATTCCAACCATTCTTTGCAGACCTACCACCGCTTAAATTGTTTCCATAAGGCGGGTCAACCACAGCAAGGTCAAAGAATTTGTCAGGATAGCGTTTCATAACTTGTATGCAGTCCTCATTGAAAACTTCCGAAAAGGGCTGCACATAACACGTGCTATGGGCAATAGCGGTGTCAGTGCTATCCGAAAGTTCCTGCTTTTTATTATCGTTTGTCATATTTGAAAGTTTATTGTTTTTAATCCGCTACTGCTCATAGCACCATACGTTAGCGGAAATTACCGCCTAAACTTTTTACTTCTATCTTTCGTATATAGTGCTTTCATCAATCTTTTGTGTTCTTTATCAGTTATCTGCGAAGACGGTAACTGTCCGCTAACATTGGGTAAAAGCAATTTAAGCCTATCCAATTCTTTTTGCGTTTCTTCAATTTTTATCATTATCAATTCTGCTATTGTCATACAATTAAATTTAAACTGCTTTTACCCAAGAGTCGTTAATTGCAAGCTGAAAATCACACCGTCTTGTAGTGAAACACAACATCCGTTTTATGCCCGACTCGCTTACTAATCAAAAGCGATAATAACCGCCTTGCTCTGTCCATTTCTTTCCGATTCTCAAAGGTAACACTTCTTTCAATCGGTTCGGATTTCTCCCCGTTGATTAGTTCGATTCTGAAAATGTTGTACATGGTTTTTTTTGATTTAAAATGTTCAGTTAAAATATTGCCGATTGTCTGCTTTGAAAGTTCAAATTTATTTGCAATAACCGACAATAAATTGTCATGATTTGCAAAATAATATTTGATTATTTCGGCTCGCTTTGATTCTGGGACTTTTGGGTTCATATTGCATCAACTGTTCAAATATTCGTTAACCTCTTTCATAAATTCGTCAACTGATCGGCAAATAACGTACTTGTTGCCGTGTGTCGTTGCGTTTAGTTCCCATTCGTGTTGTAATGGCGTTTGTCTTCCTTTCTTGCCGTCTTTCAGTTCGATGCAAAGTGATCCGTACCCGTTACTCTGAACCAAAAGTATCAAGTCAGATACTCCGGCTATGACTCCGGTCATTTTTAGCTTACTTGCTTCGATTTTGTTTCGGCTGCCTCCGTTTGGTATTGCAAACATCATCTTCCTGATGTCAGGGAATTGATACCTGAACCATTTTACACAGGCAATTTGTAGTCGGTCTTCTGCTGTCATTTCGTGTCGTCTTTAATACCGTTTTCAAAACAAAGGATATTTGCAAAATGGTTAAACTGTAAAATATCCATTTTTTGATTTGCGAATTTATTAAAAATATGTGTCGGCACTAAATTTGCCAAAACGTGAAAAAATGCGTAAAAGTTTTCCTGGTCTACAAGTTCTTTTTCATCAATGTAAAAATCGGGGTTCTCTTCAAACACTTGAGATATTTTACCGATCAGCATTTGTGCATAGTGTAATTGTTTTTCGTGTTTTGTCATTTCGTTTCAGTTTTTATCGGTTCAAAAAAATCTTTTAACTCTTGCGGTGTCATGTCTTTGTACTGCCCCGCTTCGTTTTTCACTGTGTACCAAGTCTGTTTGCCATCAATCCGGCATCCTACACACCGGTATAATTTGCCGTCTTTGACCTGTTCGATCTGGTCGGGGTAGTGAGTGCCTTTGTCGGAGGTTAGGATCATGTTAAAATGGTGTTTTTATCCGTTTTTAAACGTTTATAATTGGGTGTTGATTTTGTCGGCATCCCGATTCATTATTTCATTTTTGATCTCATCAATATATTTATCAAAATATCCAACGGTTATCGGTTGCCCGTATTCGATTAAATGATGAACCGGTGCATTTTTTGATGAATAATATTGTAAAAAATCAGCTAAATCTTTATCTGAACAATCAGGCAAAAGCTGTTTAAACGTCTCTAAATGGCCTTTTTCGGTTAGATATTCAGGTACTGCTTTTTCAACTGGCTTTATTTTTTTTGCTTCCAAAACCTGAGCCGCAAATTCAATATAATCATTTGTTGTTTGTTGTTGAAGTGCGACACGTTCATTCTGCTTAATCTTTTCAAACTCTGCATACTTTTCACTCAAATACTCATTAAAGCATTTAAAAATAGTATCACCGTCAATCCGGTAAATCTTGCCGTAGGATCCTAATTTCAGCTTTTTTAACATCAAAGTTAAATCCTCTATTGATTCCTGTTTGTATTCAGACAGGAACAATGATGCTATCTGTGTGGCTTGTTCAGGCGTTAAATTGCCAGATGTGTTAAAGTATGATGACGTCAAAATCAACAATGTAACAATTGATTTTAACACATTACCCTCCCCGTAAATTTGTATTTGATCTAAAACATTCGGGGCATTTATGGCTTTCTGAATTGTTAAAGACCTTTCACACATCGCAAGTCCTAAATTATCATTGTTTAAGAAACATTCCATCAATGATGTTGTTTGCCGCTGCGAGTTTATCTGTAACGCTTTGTTTTCCATTTGTCGTTTGTGTTTTTGTTGGTTTAATGTCAATCTCAATTTCCCATGAACGCTGATTAATGTAAGTTTGTAGGTTTTGCCAATTTTCCTCCCAGTGTCCATTCTCAATATTTTTGTTTTTAGCAAAGTATTGAGCCTTTAATATTCTTTCGAGTTCAGGAATTACCTGTTTATAATCTTTATGCTTTTTGGCGAAGTTTTCAAATTCAGTATCAATTCCCCTTTTTTTGCCAGGATAAGCTATTCTAAATTTTTCAAATTGAATTTTCAAATTTTCCAGCAAAATACTGTTTCTATCATTTTCAATTTTATTTACATTTTCAACTTCATTTTCATTTTCATTTTCAGGGTTTTGTTTAGGCGTTTGTTTAGGATTTTGCTGAAACAAATTAAATTTATCAACAACTTCATTATAAGGTAAATTTATCCATTCACCTCTGATGTTGTCGCCAAAATAAACCTTTATTTGATCCTCAACTTTCCCCATGTCTTGAACATCAATAAATGAAACAACATCAAATAATTTAGACATTTTATGTTTGCTTCTTATTTGATATACTCTTTGAGTTAAGTTACTGGTAACGCCTATTTTATGAAACTTTTCTTTATCAGATAATAAGTATAAAACTCCTTTTTTACCGTACTGTTTGTTTAAATTACTACCGCCTCCATCTTTCGCAACATTTGACCTAACTACACTAATTTTCCCGTCTTTTAACATTCGCTTTTGATATAGTATATCATCATCCATTATCAGCACTCCTTCATCAAGTAGCTCAGTTAACAATTCTTCGATTTCATTTTTTTGCACTGGTAACTGCTTGGACAGATAAGAAACAAAATAATCTTTTTTGTTTAAGTTTTGTTTGTTGTTTTGCTGAAACAAAATACTCCCATACGTTTCTTGCTTGTGTAAAATACACAATATTTTTATATACAACCCCTGTGCGGATAAACTGCATAAATTTAGTTTTTCATCCGTTAGATAGTCTTGTACATACAAAGGAAAGTAGGGTTGGTTTCTTAGTGCCATGGTCTCAAAATTTACCCAACAAAAAAGCACCCGTTTGAACCCTGCCGACAGACAGAACGGGTGCTAATATTGTTGGAAGTGTAAATACGTTTTTCATGGTGTCTGTCGGATTAGAGCCGGGGTTCAATCGGCATTATGAACTACAAAGATAATCAAAATTCAGTTAAAGTCAAGTTTTTGCGTTATTTAGAATGGGTCTAAATAGTGTTAAAGTATTCTGCGTTCTTCTATTGGTATTTTGTATCGCTTTGCGACCGTTAAGGCGTATTCCATGCCGCTGCTGTAACCATAATCAACATAGAAAACGTGCAGGTCGGCTTTAACAATCCACGCCAGTCCAGCATCAATACCTCTGCGCCTTTCTTCCGGTATTTCATCTTTTAAGACACCATCCTGAGTATAAATCAAATGACTTGCGATTGGTGCTTCGTCTCTTAGCAGGCTGTCTCTAACTGCCATACGTGCATACTTTACATTTCTTTCAATGTCGCCAGCATACGGGCTTTCTAAAATTACGAGTTTCATGTGTTTGTGTGTTTGATTTTAAAACAATTCGGTTTGAATATGCTCCGGCTTATTGAAGTTGATAATTGGAATAGCGACAAACGCCTTAATCCGCTCAATCGCATCGTTAATGTAATCAGCATCGATCTCCGTTGCCGTTAAGTGCAGATTCATTCTGTCAAGTTCGTTGGCCTTGTGAACTGCCAAAGCTATTGAACCGCTTCCGAAATGGGTGTCTAAAATACGGTCGTTTGGTTTGGAGTAGTTTTGAAGAATCCATTCGTAAAGGGCGGATGGTTTTTGAGTTGGGTGTATTGTGGTGCCTCCATTATTTGATAATGCTTTGCCCCTGCTCATTTCAAATACCTTTAATTTTTTTTGAAATGAAGAGTAAGCAAGTTCGCCATCACTGGTACTAAAATCTCTTTGTCCTTTATCCCAAAAAATCCACCCCATTGATGGCTTTAAATATTCAACCATATAATTTCCGCCCCAAATAATTTGGTTTTTGCTTACTCTAAATAGTTGATCAAAATATTCTGATGTTGGTATTTCATTATCCCATTCAGATTTTTTATGTTGTACCCATCCAAATTCTTTTGCTCCAAAGTTTTTACTTCTATTTATCCCATAAGGCGGGTCAACAATAGCCAAATCGAAGTATTTATCAGGGTATTGCTTCATAATTTCCATGCAATCGGCATGGTAGAGGCTCAGAAAGTTATTTTTGTAGATTGTTTCCATGTTAGTACATCTCAATCCGATCCTGTAACAGTTGGATCGTGTTTTTAATATTCGTGTCCGGTCTGTCAGGGTGTAGATATTTCAGTTCGGTTTGCAGCGTTTTGACAGCCTGTTGCATCGCTTTAATGTCGGCTTCCATGACGTGGCTAATCGCTAATCCGGCATCAAATTGCCCGTTGTCGGTCACGCCTGATCGTGTGTAAAATCGTTTGATTAAGTCGGTTCGGTTCATTGTGGTTGATTTTAGGTTATTCACAAAGATTATAAGCACTCATGCAGCCAGGTTGTTCGCCATCAAACATATCCAGCGTTGCATTTTTGTTTTCAAAATACTTTTTTACATCTGCAATCATCGGGTATTGATTATTTTTGCAAGCATGATTAGGAATATAATTTGGCGGAAAAAATGATCTACCTATTCTTACCTCTGCATTTTCAAGTCTTTTCCACATTTCGGGGTGATTATCTGAAATTAGCCTTACTTCCTGATGTCTTGCCATAACACATGGGAAACAACCAACTCTTTGAAAACCCTGATAATAAAGTGGGTTTGGTAGTTGCCCGTTGTCTTTTATGTAATCGATTACTTGTGCTGGTTGCCATGTAAAAATTGGTCTGATTTTATCTGCATTGTAAATTTTACACCACTCTTTTATTTCTTTTTTGCGATATGTGTGATACTTTTTTTTGCCGTTTTTGTCAATCTTATAAGGCTCAAAATAGTATTTAAAGTAGGTGCATTCGGCATTCATTTTTGATCTACTAAATGACTCGCTGGCTCTGATCCCCTCAATTATTATCAGGTTTTCATTGTGAGTTAAAACATAATCAATAGCGGGCTTGCTTTTTAATTCTTCGGTGCAAAATCTTGCCATTGTTGACGGGAATCTTTTTTTCTTAACTGCCAAATCCTCCATTCCGTTGTACTTGTCTGATTTTATTGTTACAAGTTTTACCCCGATCTGATTGCAAGTTGTTTTTATGTGTTCGTATGTAATTGGGTTTTCCCAACCGGTATCACAAAAAACAGCCTCGCAGTTATCGACACCATATTTATTAACTGCCCAGATTAATGAAGCCTGACTGTCTTTTCCTCCGGAGTAAAAAATTAGTATTTTCATTGGTTGTTAGTTTAAGTCATGAAATTTCGGTTTTGTGTAATTTGGTTTTGATGTCGTGTGATACGCTTTGCATTCGGAGCAGTAATATACCCGTTTTGGAATTGTTTTATTTGGGTTTCTGCATCCGTGCCGCTTCCGTGCCTGACTTACAACTGTGGCGGCTTGTCGCTTACTGAGTGGGATTTTGTCGCACATTACAAATGTCGTTTAAATTTAACCCAACTTTCCCAATTCCCGTTCAACTCTTTGCGAAGTTGACCGTAGTAATACCACCGATACCGGACTGTTCCGCTTTCAAATAGCGTATCGTTTCGCACAAATCCAGTTGAGGTGTAGTCGTAAATGACACGTTGTTCACCGCATGAATTGTTGGTTTGATCTGATGTGTAAACGTATCGCAGCGTATCGGCAACTTTGACAAGAATAGCGGTATCAGGACTTGACCACCATTGAATCGTAATGGTTGAGTCATTTTTGTACTCAATAGTCCGAAACGCCTTATTGATTGGTGCCGTATCTGAATGCAGCAAAACCGAACTTTTACCCTCCCAAACGCCTTGCTTCGGTGTTCGGGTGTCTCTGTTTGTCCTAAATGCCGATTTCGTGCGTTCCGGTGCGATTTCCGGCACTATTTCGGTGTCCTTAGTACAAGATAGCAGACAGACACAAATAAGACTTAAAATGGCTGTTTTCATGTTATCCGTTTTTAAACGTTTAAAATTGGTTGAGTTGCGTATATATACTCGTTATGCCCTACGCCTGAAAAAGTAAGAAGGCGCAGGCATAACAAGCGCTATAATCAAAAAGGCTTTGAGTTTTTTGAGCGCAGAGACCGGGACACCGTACATTTAACGATCCTGTATTTTTCAGTTTCATACTCTTTGTTTTTAAGCCGTGAAAACTGGTAATACAATTCATTTTCTTCGAGGTCTGTTTTCGCACAGATAGCGGAAACACTCCCGTATATCGCAGGAGTGTTCGTTTGTTTGTCGAGGAACCAGAACATTACCAGGTGAGTAAGTAGTAAGTAGTGTCATTGTTTTCAAAAGTGATAACGCCTGTAAAATCTTCTATTTTCACACCGTTGTCAATCATTGTATCAATTGCCCTTTTTACGTCTTCGGGTAATTCTTCTGAAAGTTGATATTCGTTAGCATTTTCAGCGTCTTCAAGTAATTGTTCATCAATGTCAACCAATTCACAAAAATTAAATCTGTTTGATTCATGGTCGATTACCTGATAAGTGTTTTCTCCGATTAAATTCTCTAAAGCGTTCATGATTTTTAATTTTTTACATCTCAGCTTAATTGCTTTGACCTTACAAAGATAATACATTATTTTGTAATGTCAAGTCTTTTTTACAATTATTTTCATTTATTTTGTAATTTGTTTTCATTCTAAATAAGAATGAGGGTTGAGAGTTTTTAGAAAAGCCTTTCTGATCATAGCGCCGGTACGTTAGCAGCCATTTAAAAGCCGCTTAATCGTTCTATAATCTTCCACTTCTTTGTGTAGCACCTTTAGTCCTTCGATTTGACTTTCTAAATCGGCTTTTAACATATCATCAGTTTGTCTAATTAATTCTTTTTGTAAGTCTGTTGCAATTCGCAATAATAAACGGCTGCTAACAGCACCCTTATTCAATGCGGTTTTTTCTGCTTCGTTGGAAAATTTTTCGTTACTCATAGTTTTGTTCTTTTAATGTTGTTCAGTGCAATTAAGCCCGCACTGAAATAAGGCTGCATTCCGTTATTTAAAATACACCGTATCCATGACCGGCAAAGTGTCACCTTTCATGTCAGTACAAAGATATAAAACAATGTAACCGTTTTTAATCCGTTTGTAGTGATTCGGTTGGTAGGATTCTGGGTTGAACAGATCCGATTGGATTTTGGCATCAACAATTCGTCTGCATGAATATTCATAAGCGAAGTAAAGTAGTCCAAAAGTTAACAGGGCAATGGCTATGTGGGTTGTTTTCATATCAGTTCGTTTTAATGGTGAAAATTTGGTGTTGTCCGGTTGCGCCTCCGGTAGATTGGGTTGTTAATAATATAAAACCTTACCATGAATGAACTCGTAATTTTCCAAAAGCACTTCCCATTGTTCGGCAATCAGATCAAAGTCCTTTGATACTAATTGAGCAAAGGTTTCGTAATCGTTTCCAAATACAATCATGTTTGCATAAAGCGGGTAAATGAAATCCCACAATTTGGTCGGGTGTAAATTGATTCTTTTTTTCATCGTTGTAAGTTTTAAAGTTTGTGTTTGTTTGATGAAGCAAATATACGTATATTTTAGTACACAAGTCAAGTGTTTTTAGATTTATTTTTCAACAAACCGCTTATTTATACTAATTCTAAATAAGCCGCACGCAATCTGATAAGCTAATTACGTGCGGATTAGGTGGTTACGTGCTTATTTAGAATGAATCTAAATAAGAAAATCCGGTTCAGTCAAATTGTGTTTCCGCTCTTTTCGTGCCTGATCGAGTTTTGTCTGCTCAATTTCTTTGACGATGTTGCAGATCATTTCCATGTCCTCATCAGTCGCAAGAATGTCAAACTCTTTGTTTAGGTGATCGAATAGTTTTTGGTACATGATTTCTGTTTTTAAAAAGGTAGTTCGTCTCTTAAAACCCATTGCAGAGTAATGATTCTTGTGTCAATTAACGCCAAAAGTTGTGGTTTGTCAGAGTTATTTTTATTAGATTCGTAAGGCGCAGTATATTTTTTACGTTCGATCTGCAACTCTTTTATCTTGGCGGTAATTTCTTGTTCGGTTCTCATGGTTAGTTCTGTGTTTAGTGAATGTTTCCAATTACTTCAATGCTGTGGTTATACACCTGACCGGAATTAAAATCAGCGTGAAAAGTTTTTTTATTATGCGTTCCCTTGACTCTCCAACGGTACTTCAACCAATAAATTTCATTTGTAAATTCAATGCCCTCTACCAGATGATTAGTGCCAATCCATCTAATTTTATCCCCCTCATAAATCTCAACCCCGTTTTTATCAAGCAGCCCTGTAAACTGCCCGACTGTTTCGGGGTGTACTCCGAAGCACCAACCACGCAAAACCCCATCAAAAACAGGATTTTCTGTAATTTGGGTAATGGTGTGAACTCCTGAACTATTTACAATCAGGCTTCCGTAAACCCATTCGCCTGTTGATGTTTTTTTACCTCTAAATTTGATCGTTCTCATTTCTGTTTGTTTTAAAAGTTAGTTTTTGTTTGTCCTGTTTTCGATTCAGGTAGCCTCCATTTGTGCTCAGGCTGGCCGTAAATGCCATGAATTTGTGTTTCGGTTTTTTCGAGTTTACCCGAATTTGTCAGGTTGGTTAATGCCCGCCTGATTGAAGTTAGTGGTGTGTTTCCGGTAAACCATGATTTGTAAACTTCAAGAATCTGGCTCGGTGACATCGGTCTGCGCTTTGCCTGCATGATTACCATGATCCGGTCTTCTTGCTTCTTGGCTGTTTCAATCGCATTGAGTAGGTTCTGACCGTTTATGTTCAGGGTGTTGTAAAAGTGTGGATTTTCGCTCATGGTTGTTTCGGTGTTACATTTCAATTCGTTTCAAATATTCATGCTTTACTTTTATCGCTTCGAGTAACGATTTATGCAATCGGTCAATGTCTGCCTGAACTTGTGATCGTTTGATCTCTACAACGTGCATACGCTTGTCGCCTGAAAAGCGGGGGTCAAAGCTGATAAACTCCCACATCGGAATTTCAAAAATTAACATATAAGTTAAGATTTGCCAGTAATACTCCTTTGATGTGGCTTTCAGGTCTGCTGCTGAACGAATAAGCATATGTTTAACGTGATTAGCAGGGTTGTAAGGGCATTTTATTTCAATACCATAAACTTGCTTATCATTGTAAACTAATCCATCTGGTGATCCTGAAACTTCATCACTCCATGCAGGGCATTGAGGGTCAGGCTTTTCGATCACCTGATTAAATGCAAGTTCGTAGTACATTACAGCTTCCGGTTCAAGGTCATTGCCCCATCTCGTTGCAACTGTTGACATATCCTCATGCCATCCGCCTGTTAATGTTTCAGCGACTTTATCCATGATATAAGTCTGGGCGGTGGCGGTTGTTATGCCGCCCTTTTCGCCCATCAACTTATGACATTCGGAAGCGGTAAATCTTCCGGCTCTGAATGCGTGCCATTCTTTGCTTCCTGCTTCCATTATTTCAAGTTTAGTTTGTCGTTTGCAGGTTCGTTTGCAGGTTCATCAACTTTCACTTTGCGTGCTTCAATCGGCTCGTCATCATCAAATGAATGCTGATTAATATCAACATAATCAACTTCCTCAGTTTCGGTGTTTGTGATTACGCCCTGATCGAATTTTACAGCCCTTTGCATTTCGATTGACAGAATACCCCATTTTGAAATCAGACTTTTCAATACGGTTTTCTTACCCATTGCTGTAAAGTCATCTTTCCAAAGTCCGAAGCCTTTTTTATAGGTCTGACTGTAACGTTTCCCGTGTCCCTCAACTTGTTCGGCAGGCCAGTAAACAGTTTTTTCAAATCCATTGAGCAGACTGAAATAAGCTGCAAAGCCTATCACCTTATCAGATTTTTTAGCGGTGAAATCAAATACAAATTCTCCGGTTAATCTGTTTTCGCTTATCAGTTCGCCCTCGTAAATTTCGGTTACTCCAATAGTTTTGTATTGCCCTGAACGCATTGCAAGTTGAATCAGACCTTTGTACATGATCTGAAATTGTGCTTTATCTCCATAGGGGACAATAGCTGCAAATCCCAAATTAGGGTCAAGTGGCAAATTGAGTGATGCGCTGATTACCGCTGCGCTGATTACAGACATCGGTTGCAGCTTTGAAAGGGCTGCTGAATTGTTTACCATTACTGCAAGATTGGCAGTAAATCCGGTGGCGTTATCTCTTAAGATTTCGCTGAATTTTGCTTTTACCGATTCATTCGACAAAAGACTTTTGACTGTCATTACTTCGTTTGACATGGTTTGTTTCGTTTTATTATGTTAATTACTCTTTTCGTGATTTAATGTAAGTGTCAGAATCATTGCAGAGTCGGTCAAATTCTGCATCTGGGTTGTAAGGCTTTGGTACTTCACGGCTCAATTTAACCGTTATTTCGTCATCAAACAAGGGGCATTCGTCGGGAATCTCTTTGTCGTCAACTGAGTCAGTATCGTATGCTCCTGTAAACAATACAACTTGTTGCAATACGCTGCAATAGTATTCTTCTTTGTCGGCAGAAAATGAATAGGCTGCAAATAAACAGTTCTTACAATGTGTTACTTCGTGCTTTGTCATGGTGTTAAAAGATTAATTTGATTAATTCAACTATGCCCCAAGTAAAGGCAAAGAATAACGCTACTGCAATGATAGCGTAAGAACAGCCGATTGATATGGCTCTTTCACTTCGATATAAGCGGTCGTTATCCGTTTGCATGATCGTCAGCTTTATAGTTTTCGACTGCATTCATCAACGTTGCATACGTGCTGATTAACGGACTGGTCTCTTCACGCTCGAATTGTTCGATAGTACGCCTGTTCAGTCCGGTTAATTGCACCAACTTGTACATTGTGATTTTTTTCGATACCCGCAATTCCTTGAACTGCGATCCGCTTAAAAGTTTTGGTTTGATTGACATGGGTTTGGGTTTTTAAAGTTCGAGATATGCTTTAATAAAATTCAACTCCGCTTCTTTTGGAAATTCAACATAATCAAAGATTTCTGAATCATTGAATGATTGGTGGTAAGTTCCGCCAACAACCGCCAACAACTGAATCTTTGCAATCCCGTGTTTGAATCGGTTAAACTTTACCGTAAGCGTGTTCCCGTTTCTGTATTTCGGATACTGCGGGTTTGCTTTTTTCAGTATTACTTCCACTCCGTATTGAGTGTACTGATCTACTGTGATCATTTCGTTTGCCATTTTTTTAAGTGTTAATGTTTATGCAAATATACGTATATTTTTGTAAATGTCAAGAGTTATTTTTCAGTATTTGCTAATTTATATTCATTCTAAATAAGAAAGGTACTGACATGGCAACTTTATACCTGCACTTTATGCAGACTCTTATTGTGAAATTTAGGGAAATCAATATATTTTACCCTAAAAAGCATTCACAAAACTCACAACCTATCATCAAGTTTCCCGACCTGCTGCGGGTATATCGCTTTATTTAATCAGTGCAGTCACCGTTGACAGTTGCCGTCAGAGCGGTAGTTTAGCGATATGCAATGAACGCTGTGCTGTCATATTTCAGGCTTTGTGCTTATTTATCCTGTGGGGTATGACTGGACTACAACCCAGTCAAAACAGAAAAAACCCTGAAATCTTAAAAGATAACAGGGTTTCTGAAATTTTGCCTGCACCTTTCGTATTTCTACGGTAGGACAAAGATACAAGCGGAGGTAACAAATTAAATATCTTTCTAAAACTCGCAAACCGTCCTACCGATTTTCTGTTTTAACACTACAAAGATAAACATAAAAACACAAAAGTCAATAGTTTTGATAAAAAAAGCGGAGGTAACCACACCCCCGCTAACCGAAAAAACGAAACAACCAAGACGTTTACACGCCTTTTATCTTAATATATAGGTTTACAGCAAAGTAAATCAATGACAACAAGCCGATGCCGGCAAATATTTTATAAATCAATGGGATAAACTTAACCTTTTCGACTTTAGTTTCACTCTGATTAAAATACCGTTCAGCACGTTCCCACGTGAGCCTGACAGCGTTTTTAATCGTCACGGGTAGTAATGTATCGTTTTGTGTCAAAGTGTGCTGTAAACGGTTGTTTTCGATGTATGCCCGACTTTCTGCAAGCGATGTTTTCAGGTAAGACGGTTTAAAGTAAATTTGATCGCCGACAATGTATAAAGTATCGTTTGAATATTGAACTTCGCCAGGTATTTCGATATAAATTGTAGTGTCGCTGTAAATAGTTTCTTTTGTGTGAATAATACTATCCGTGCGAATAATCATTACTTCGGGCGGAAACTTTGAATTACACCGCTTTTGAGTTATGCAGCCGGTAAATGTCACTGCGATTACGATTAATAGGATTAGTTTTCTCATGGCTTAAATTCGTAAAGGTAATTCAATCCGGTTTCTTTCAGATCAATGTGAACCCATGACACGCCCGTTTCAATCCGGGTAAGTCCTAATTTCATTAATTCGATTTGGTTGAGGCGCAATATCCCCCGCACTTCATCGGCTGTCATTCCTTTGACATCGAAGTCAACCGCTTTGCCTTGTTTGTGCATTGACTTTGCCGCACCGACTTTGACATATTGCGGCCTGTAGCCCCTGTATTGAAATCTGCCGCCTGTATGCCAGTTATTAATCGTCATCGATCTGTTGCCGCAAAGCTGCCGGATCTTTTCGAGTAGTGCCGGAATACGCTTATCAATCAATTTAACAGCGTTTGCGCCCTCGTTTTCAAAGGTTGAAGGATCAACTAACTCCCGCAAATCAAAATGTTCACTTACTTTCATTCGCACCTCCTTTTATCGCTTTCGCAATGTTTACGACCGTGTTAAACCCGACAAGCCCCGCACCGGTGTAAAGCATAGGCTCTAATATTGCTGCCGACTTTTCCATATACGCAAGCAAAATTACCGAAATAATCAGAATACCTCCATAAAATCGCTTTGATGAAAGTTTGCCGTGTTCGCTGTGTATTTCTGCAAGCCAGTTCATTTATCCCTTTGATTCGTAATAAAGTTTTACAACTTCTTTCATAAATCCGCTTTGAAATCTGCAAATTAAGTCACCGAAACGCTCATATTTAGAGTTATGCACCCTGTCCTTCATCAATCGGGCTAAATCAGTATGCAGTTGCTTTGTACGTGCTGATCTAATTTTGTTTATTTCTGTCTCAAAATAGTTTGAAAATTGCAGGTCATGTACCTGATGTTTGCAATCCTGAGACCTTGCACCAATTTTTAAATCTGCCTTTTCAAGTGCAACCTCGTCAAACTTGCAATTAATCACATCACGGGTAAACGATCTTGTTCGGCTTCCTATGCCCTCAATCAATGCCTTAATCTTGTCATCATCAACAAGTGAAGCGGCATCCTGTTCTATTTTAATCAGTGCATGATCTACATTGTCCTTATTGCGCTGATCTATAACGCTCTGCAATGTGACGTCAATATTATCAAGTCTGCCGTTTATCTTTGTATGCGAAGCCTTAAAACCGATTGAGCCAAAGCCAACCGAAAGTGAAACAATCGCTGCGGTTATCTCAGTCCACGGAATTTCTTTTTTGGGCTGTTGCGGTTGTTCGACTCGTTGCTCATATGCCTTTACTTGCGTGCTGTCAACTGCCGATCGTGTGACAAAAGGCTGTTCATGGTTAAATTCAATCGGTCTGTTTATGCTGTCATTTATTGCAACAATGCCGACAAATATCAAAACAATTATTACAAAGTACGGTAAGAATCTGCCTATCTGTTTTCTCATTGTTGTTTTAAGTTTGTTTTTATTTGAGGTGAATAGTTCCAAAGGTGAACTAAAAATTATTTGAAAACCACGTCATAAGCAAGGTTAAACCCTGCTGTATAACTGACGTAATAAATTGCACTTTCAGCAACATAGTTATACCACTTTCGGGGCTTATGCTTGCCGATTGGAATTGTTAATGCTGCAACCATTGTGCAATTTCTTACCATTCTTGCCATGTGATAGCCATCTGTAGTCCAAACTAAAGCGGTTGAACTCAGGAAGAACTTTTCGCCCTGATTTATATCTCCGTTTTTCCACTTGTTTTTATACGATTCATTTGGATTCCAATACTTCCCGTTTGCGTTCGGGAAACGTGCTTCAAAACGGCTGTAATTAATCCGCAAAACTTCGGCAGTCCCATCTGCAAAGCCGCTTACAATCAACAGCCCTGACCGAACCGAAATAGGCTTAATCATTTCTTTTGTTATTACCTGACTTTGCGAAGTCAAGCAAAACAGAATTAATAGGGCTGTTAAAATTCGGTTCATTCTTTCTCCTGTATTGGATTAAAATCAATCCTTTCGAGTTGATTTAACTGCTCATGTATATCAGCAAATTCAGGATTATCAAGTACTGATAAACCTACTACCTTATTGCCGTCTGCATCGTCAACAAATTGCAGTTGATTAATGCCGTATGTGTAACCGTTAAGGCTTATAAATTTTTGTTGATTTACTTTTAAGACTTTCATCGGTTATAATGTATTAGCAACGTAAATGTCATACGCATCCTGTATTGCATCAATGTAATCAGACATATTTGCCCCCGCAATGAATGCAGATACCCCATGTTTTCCCATTGAAGTACCTGATATAAGTAATGCTATTGGGTTTGATGGTAGTTCTGTTGAATTGCTTGTTAACGTTGTGGCTGTTTTGCCATTAAATACATTTATAGACGTGCTTAAATTACGGTTAATTGCTTTTAAATTAGCCACATTGGTCATTTGTATTACTTCTGTTGTAAAACTGTTGCCTGAATTTAGCCTGTATGAATTTGCAAGACCTGATGGTAAGATAAGCCTTACTTCGTTGACATTTATCGCATTACCTATGATCGGATTGAACGATAATGAAAGATCTATTTCAAAAGGCAAAACAACTAAACCTGCATTATTTAGCTTGTATTTTCCATCCCCATTTGGCAAATAGTTAGTTTGTACATAAGCAGCAACTCCATCCCCTCTGTAACCTCTGTTATTGACTGCAACAGGAGAGCTAACAAGCTGCATTAAAGGTGCATTAGGATTTTTCCAGCAAATCGCACCAAATGACGATGTTGTTACAACGTCATTGCGGTAAAATTGCACACAATCCATCTCATCCCATGCCCCTGAATCTTTTAAGGTTTTAATAAAACGATTATGTTCTTTTTTAACAACTTCGCCCGGATGCGTATAACCTAATGTAGTTGCTTTATCAAGCACTGCCTGATATTCTGCTGTGTGATCTGTTTTCTGCACAAATTCCTGTGAATAACTTGTACCACCCGCTGAAACTGCTTTAACTCTAAAGTAATAATCAGTATAAGGCTCTAATCCGGTTAGCGTGAAATTGACATCACCAACACTTGATACAGGGCTTTCTGCTGCTGTTACGGTGTCTGTGTAGGTTTCGCTTACTAAGCCGTATTCAAGTGTCACAGCCGTTTCAATAGAAGTATCAACTGACGAAACAACCTTAAATCCGGTGTCAGTAACGTCATATGAAGAAGTCGGTGTACCGTCGGGAATTATAGGCGGCTGGTTCACCTTTGACCCGACCTGAACCAAAGCCGGATATTCGTACTTAAACCCACCTGAACCGCCCAAAGCGACATCAATAGAATTGAGTGCATTGATTACGTATTTATGCCCGCCAGAACCGCCATAAATCAGGTCTAATTCGTTGTAAGCGTTAATGTCGTAACGATGTCCACCCGTGCCGCCTGCAAGCGTACACCACTCATTTAGAGCGTTTATATTGTACTTGTGGGTGGTTGTCCCTCCAAGTTCTGCCGTGATTGCGTTAAGTGCTGTTATCGTGTAACTCATGTCTGCAAATATAAGGTGTAAAAACTGATTTGTCAAGTTTAAAATGTAGGATTGTCTCTTGTGATAACCCAGTCTGTTCCATCGCTTACAATTTCAACCCATTCGCCATTATTTGCAAGGGTTAAAGTAAGGTAACTACTTACCGAACCTAACACATTTTCCGTGCTGTTTGGGTCAATTACGACATTATTAGTGCCTTTCCATCTTCGGATTAAGTAAGTTCGACCATCAATTCCTACCGCTGTCGGCAAATTAACTGTTATTGCATTGCTTGTCGTGTCGCAAACAATTTGGTACATCGTTTCATTTACGTTTAGTGTTGCGCTTGTCTGTATAAGTAAGCTATTGCCATGTGATCCGCTTACCTGAATTGTTGATGTCGGTGCAACCGTAGTGCCTAAACTTAATTTTGATGTGATTAATTCGCCCGCACCTGTTAAACGTAACTTTTCAGCAAGGGCTGCACCGGCATTTCTTAACTGAATTATAAAGTCGGAAGTTTCTGAGCCGGAAGCTGCATTTATAAATTGAGTAGCCAAGCGCATCGAGTCCACTACATTGTTGTCTGTTTTACGCTCTAATTTGAATAGCATTGCACCACCTATATTATTGTCTGGAGACCCTGTGCAAGTTCGCCACATTTCAAATATATCTTCTATTGTATTTGTTAAAGTAGGAGCAATAGAAGCAAAAAAAGCTATGTTATTGGCTGATTGAATTACCGCACCTCTTTGATTTAAAGAAGAAGATGTAAAAGCATCGGCATCCTCTGTATATACGCTAACTCCAACGCCTGAATCATTCCTAACTGTTAATGCAGTTACTTCATCATTATCAAGTATTATCTCAACCACATCACCATCAGTTGTCGGGCTTAGAACTCCGCTGTCACGTTTCCAAAGTTGTGCAACGGGAGGTTGCGGTGTTGGTGTTATGCCATTTGGTAAGCCTCCTGTTTGATCGGTTTCAGTGTAATCACTCCATGTAACGCCGGTTTTATCTGTTTGAGGTACAAAGCACTCAACTTGCCATTGACTTGCGTTTGCCTGATAAATTGCACGGGTTATAATTGCGCCTGCTAATTTTGTAATTGCCTGCACATCTGAGCGCAAATTATACCCGATTATTCGAGTTACTTTCTTTTGCAGGGTTGCAACTTCACGTGTTAAAAGTTCATCAATCCAAAGCGACTCATTCGACCCGAAGCCCCAAAAATCCTCTGAGTTTATCCATTCTGTTTCTGTTGAATCATAATATTGAATCCTACCGATTGAGCGTAAGAAAGGCAAATCACCGTTTACAAGTGCAGGTAATTCAATCATTTCGCCTGTTGCGTTCCCGAATGAAGCCGTCGTTACTATTGTCCCCTCTGTTGCATCGCCAATGGCATAGATTATTTGCGCTGCATTTCGAACCACATTTATAACAGTAGTGCCGACCGGTGAAACTGGCGTTCCCTCTGAATCAGTACGGGCATAAGTCCAAAGTATAGAAACATCTCCAGACTCCGGTAATTCAGGGCAGATAAATCCTATATCCTGAATTATGTTTATATTGTGAAAATCCTCAATTTCATAAGCGCTGATAATTTTAACACGGTTTGCGCTGTCTGTTGTCCACTCCCAAACATTATTATCGTTTCTCAGGTAATAAGTGCCTGAACGGATTGTGAAAATATATTGAATAGAAAACGCAAGTAATGACATAGGGTTGCCCGTGTGAACTACTTTAAAGTCAAACCCAAACCCCAATACTTCACCGTTTCCGGCAGGGATAAATCCAAGTTGTACCGTGCTTGCCTGTGGAATTAATCCGGTAAATAAGTTACTACCATCTAAGCTATCTCGATACGAATACTGGCAGACAACCGATTGAGCCGCCTCCCTGAACCATGTCTGCCCGCCTGCTAATTTAATTAGTAAATCAGTATTAAATGAAGCCGACGAACTTGCGACAAAGTCTCCATCTGAATCGTAACGGTCAAATGTTTTGTTTCCGGTTTCAGCTAAGTAACCGAACTGCTGTAAGTAATAAGCACCACCCCATTGCGTTATCCGTAAATTTAAACGGGTTAAAATCTGAATCAACACATCAAAGCAACTAACTGGCAAAATAGTACCGTCTGATTTAATTTCTTTGAATGAATCATGCTGAACTCTTGTATTTTCAAGTAATCGGCTCGTTTCGCTTGCAACTCTCCAATTTTGCATAATTACGATTGAATCGGCTGTGTCGGGAAAATCAAACAAATCTAACTTACTCAATATGTTGTACAAATGTCCTTTGTATGTCTCCCATCCCTCATATAAAGTGCCTGAATCGTCATAAGGTAATGATTGCAAACGACCTAATCCATCTGATGCTATTAGTGTCGCTTCTGTGAAATTGCGGTCAGGTATGCCGATACGTTCAGGCAGTAACTTTCCACGCCAATACAATCCAGCGTTTTTTTCAATGATTACAGTAAAACGGTTTTCATCTCCTGAATCTACCAGGTCTTCCACAAAATCGTCAAAGTCAGATTGATATTCAGGTCTAACGTGCATAAATAACGAAACGGTTGAAGCCATTAAAGCCTCGACAAGTAAAGCCCCACCCGAAGTTTCATAACTCAACTCAAAGCCCTCACCAGCTGCGATGTAATCAACTATATCACCGGCATATGTTTTGTCATCAATTACGATCTCAAATTCTGCACCGTCAAAGTTTGTAAAAGTTGTCCTGAACCTTGTCGCCATTATCTTACCCTCCCTTGATTCTTTGCTGCCCGATCCAAAATAAATAGTAGTTTGTCGCCTGATACTTCCGCTGTTAATTTGCCGTCAAGATAGTTGTTTACACCGCCAAAGTTAGCCATTTGACCGCCTCCGCCTCCACCGTAACCAGTTGCAGAGCCCCCGCCCCCGCCTGCGCCTGATGGCCCTTTGGCGGCATAGTTTGATATTGCTGAACCGATCACAACAAGAGCCGCACCTGCAACAATAGCGGCAATAGGATTTGTAAACGCTTTCTTAAATGCCGACATTGAAATTCCGTAAGCGATAATCATTTTACCCATTTGCGAAATAAAGCCTCCAAACATACCTAATAAACCTTTGAAGAATTGATCCAGCCCTATGTCGCCTGTCATAAGCCCTGCCATACCCTCCGCAAACGCCCCGACAAAATCAGCAACGAAACTGCCTAACATTTGATTCATGTCATTGACGAACTGTGACGACATTTCCCGCATTTCGTTGAACTTGTTGGCTATTGCCTCTGTGTCAATTTGATCCGGTAGCGATTCTTCTGCCTCAACTTGTGGCAATTCTGTTGAAAACGCCTGCCCTACTTTGTCGCTAAAGTCTTTTCTGTCATCTGCACGACCTTTCCATATGTCAGGTGTTAGGTATGCTGCACTTCGTTTAAGTGCCATTTCTTCAAGTACCGATCCAAGTTCTAAAAGTAGCTTTTTCTCTTCTTCAAGTCTTTTCTTGCGTTCTTCTGCTGCTTTCTTTTCGTTTTCCTGTGCTTTTTTAATTGCCGCTGCTGTCTTTGCGTCGGATTTGGCTTTGTTATTTTCGAGTATTTGTTTCAACTCAGCCCGCATTTGATCTCTTAAATCAATGGCATCGTCTAATTTCTGCTGTTGTTCACGCTTTCCGGCTGTTGCGGCTTTATATGAAGCCATCTCTAACTCGATCATGCCCTTTTGCCCGCTGTCAATTAAGGCAAATAAACGCCTCCAAGCAGGTATGTATTCAGCATTTAAAACATCGGTAAGGTTAAGAACCTGATTAGTCAAAGATTGAAAAAATCCGGCAGAATTTTGCGCTAAAAGTTTACCGAAAACCTCAGAT